GAGTTATGATGACTGGAGTTCTGTTGCATACGCTAAAGGAGGCTTAGTTTCTAAGCGTACCAAAAAAGCAACACCTGCTCAAAAAAGAGGCATTGCCTCTAAGAAATAATACTATATAATTAGCATACTCAAGCCAGAGGTGGGCTGGCGAGTATCAACAATTTCCCACCATCATTGGCTACCTATCTCCCTGTATTGACAGCTACAGTTAGCCCCAACTTAAAAGGTATGTTATGACAGAAGCGGTTATTAACCAGCAAAGCCAAGCTCAGGCTTTCTCTCCATTTGGTAAGCGTAATGCTAATAAAGATCGAATTGAACAAGAAGAAGCTGAGTTGAAACGATTAGCTGAAGATAAGAACAATCCACCACAAGATCCACAAGACAATGGTGATGATAGTAACTTAAGCGCAGAAGAGAAAAGCTTTAAGAAGCGTTACGGTGATCTGCGTAGACATTCTCAGCAACAGCAAGTAACTTTGCAGAAACAGATTGATGAGCTTCGCTCACAGCTTCAGCAAAGTACAGAGAAGCAGATTAAGCTTCCTAAGACTGAAGAAGAATTGAATGAGTGGGCTACCCAATACCCTGATGTTGCAAAGATTGTTGAAACCATTGCAATTAAAAAGGCTAAGGAACAAACCCAAGCATTGGATGAGAGATTCAAACAGCTAGATGAGCGTGAGCATCAGACAGCTAAGGAGAAAGCAGAAGCTGAATTGATGCGTCTGCACCCAGACTTTGACTCCATCCGTGATGATGATGATTTCCACAACTGGGTTGATGAACAACCTAAGTGGGTACAAGATGCTTTGTATGATAATGATAGTGATGCAAGGGCTGCTGCTCGTGCCATCGACTTGTACAAAGCTGATAAAGGTATTAAGGCTAAGAAGTCTACCCCAGATAAGAGTGCTGCTGAAAGCGTAAACACTCGTGGTAGTCGTTCTGCACCTACTGGCGAAAGCAAAGATGGTGTCTTTTATGAGTCACAGGTAAATAAAATGTCTACCTTTGAGTATGAAAAGAACCAAGAAGCTATTGCTAAAGCATTACAATCAGGTAAGTTTGTATACGATATTAGCGGAAACGCTCGTTAAGTATTGACAAACCTGAAACAACTGGTATAACTTTAACAGAGCGAAGAGGGTAGCTCCCCTGACTGTGCTAACTCACAGCCTAGCTCTTTCTATCTAGTTAGGGATATTATGGAAAAGAAGTGTAAAACCTGTGAGCAGGTTAAACCACTGCAAGCATTTGTAGTAAATAAAGGTTGTAAGGATGGGCATACTAATAGATGTCTATCTTGTGAAAAAGAGTGGAGATCTCTCTACTATAAAAAGAATAAAGATCATATTGTTAATAGAAATTCTGACTACAGAAAAGTAAATGGAATGTGGTACAACAAGTCTATAGAACATAGACTTAGATATGTTATACAACTTGGCATAAAAAGAGCTAAGAAGAAAAACATAGAATGGAATTTAAGTTTGGAGTTTCTTCTTAAGTTATGGGAGAAACAACAAGGAGTGTGTGTATATTCTGGAGTGCCCCTCACATTTGAGGATAACCACTCGCACACCATCTCATTAGATCGTCTAGACAGTTCTAAGGGATATACAGAAGACAATGTGCAATTTGTTTGCACGATAGTGAACTACATTAAACAGCGATTTGATGAAAATCATTTCTTAAGTTTTTGTAATTTAGTAACGCAGAACAGTAAGTAAGCAGACAACCCAATTGATCTAGCCCATAAACAACAGACCTCTAGAAGTCTTTTGTTTATGCACCTAAGATGAATGGCCCTGTAGAACTTTGTGAGCGTATGTTATGTATGCCATACATTTATCTATAGGAGAATTAAAATGGCTTTTCCAAGTGCAGCAGGCCACGGTAACCTGCCGAATGGTAACTTTTCACCAGTTATCTATTCGAAATCCGTACAACTTGCATTCCGCAAGGCATCTACTGTTGAAGACATTACAAACAATGACTACTTCGGTGAGATTGCTAATATGGGGGATTCCGTCAAAATCATCAAAGAGCCGGAGGTTAGTGTACAGAGCTATGCTCGTGGTACACAGATCACTGCTCAAGATCTGAATGATGAAGACTTCACATTGGTTGTTGACCAAGCTAACTACTACGCTTTCAAGATTGATGACATCGAAGCAGCTCACTCACATGTGAACTTCATGCAGATGGCTTCTGATCGTGCAGCGTATCGTTTGCGTGATCAGTATGACCAAGATGTTTTGGGTTACTTGACTGGCTTCCAACAGTCTGCTAAGCATGCAAATGCTGACACAGCTCGTACTACAGCTTCTGGCACTAAGGCCGTTACTGCCGCTGGCAATGACGAACTCTTGCCTTCAATGAAGTTGAAGAAGGGTAGCTTCGGTAACATCACTACAGCATCTGCTGGTGATCATTCCATTCCTTTGGCTCCTCGCCTCCCCGGTGCAACAGCTTTGCCTACCGATGTAGCTTCTCCTTTGATGGTGGTTGCTCGTATGGGTCGCTTGTTGGATCAACAGTTTGTTGACTCCGCTGGTCGTTGGTTGGTGGTCGATCCCGTGTTCATCGAAATGTTGAAGGACGAAGACAGCCGTTTGTTGAACGGTGACTTTGGTGGTTCTGGTTTGCAGAACGGCTTGGTCATCAACAACTTGCATGGCTTCCGTATCTATGTTTCTAACAACCTGCCTAAAGTTGGTACTGGTGCTGGCACTTCAGGTACTGCTAACCAGAACTCCAACTATGGTGTGATTGTTGGTGGTCATGACTCTGCTGTTGCAACTGCTCAGCAAATCACTAAGACCGAAACATATCGTGATCCCGACAGCTTCGCTGACATCGTGCGTGGTATGCACTTGTATGGTCGCAAAATCTTGCGTCCTGAAGGCATCGTCACTGCTAAATACAACGCTGCTTAAGGAGAACAAGTATGTCTATCGTTCAATCTATCCGTCCTCAACCAATCCTTCTTGAGAAAGAAGTGACATTGGCTGCTACCTCCGGTACTACCGTTGGTTTCTCTGTTCCTGCTGGCACTTATGTGCTGTTGGCTGGCTTCCAAAACTACACTGCAGTGCCTGATGTCACTACATACACTTTGGATGTTACCGATGGTACTACTGTGTTTTCAAATGACTTGAACTTCGATAACACTGCTGCAATGACAATCAAGGCTGGCGCTACTGCTGGTTTGGTTGCTGCTGCTGACACTATCGATGTGGTCACCACTATCTCTGGTAGCCCCGGTGCTATCGCTGGTCGTGTGTGGGCTTTGGTCATTGACTTGAACCAAGGTACTCGCACCGCTGCTTCAGTGGACCGTGAGCAACTGGCTTAATAGCTAGTTGATGCAGGGAGGGGCTTAATCGCCTCTCCCTTTTATTGTTTAAAAAATATGTCTACATACATTTCTTTAACGAATGAATTGCTACGAAGAATGGGTGAGGTCACTTTAGACCCCACCGAATTCGATGGTGCTAGAAACATTCAAGCTCTCGCTAAGAATGCTATCAATTCATCCGTTAGAGAATTGATGCATGGTGCTCAAGAGTGGCCCTTTGCTCTAACAACAAACACTCAAACACTTACCATTGGTGAAGGTCAATATAGTTTTCCTTCCAACACTTCTGTTGTTGATTGGGAAAGCTTCTACCTTAAGAAGTTGACAGCAGCCAACAACGATCCACAACATCTTCCTGTACTTACCTACACTGACTACCTAGACAATCATCGTCCTAGAGAGGACATGAATGGTACTGGTGGTTATGGTGTGTCTAGATATATCTATCAGACGCAAGAGTCTAAGTTTGGTGTGACTCCTTTGCCAGATCAGGCTTATCAGATTGAGTATAAGTATTGGTCTTTCCCTGCTGATTTATCTGCAGCTACTGATGTTTGTATTGTTCCAGATAGATTTACCAGTGTACTAATTGATGGTGCTATGTTCTATATGCTCATGTTCAGATCTAATGAACAAGGTGCTACTCTATACAAAGAGAAGTTTGATTTAGGTATTAGAACAATGCGTAGGCTTTTGTTAGATGAACCTATGTATATGCGTTCAACTATTATTGTTGCTCCTTCTTTCTCAGCTAGAGTGTTTTAATGGCAGATAGAATTAATGGCTACAAGGTTAATTGCGCTGGTGGTCTAGACACTAACAGGGATGTGTTGTCTCAGAGTGAGGCAGCACCCGGTAGTGCTATCCAGCTTATTAACTATGAGCCATCTATCTTTGGTGGATATAGACGTATTAGTGGATATGCTAATACCTATGGAACAGTGACAGGCATTGGTGATGTTCTAGGTGTAGCTGTAGCAGATTCCATCAATGACAATATCTTTGCTTGCCGTAAGCCTTCAGCAGGTACAAACTATTTTTATAAGTGGGTAGCTAGTAGTTCTAGTTGGTCTGCTGTTACAACTCCCGGTTCCATTACTATGGTGGGAGTAAAGAAGGTTAGGTTTCTTCGTTACAACTGGGGTAGCCCTAAGGTTATTCTCACTGATGGTATCAATCCAGCAGCTACTTATGATGGAACAACTTATACACAGATAACACATACTAATGCACCTAACAGTCCTAAGTATGCAGCAGCGTATAAGAATCACATCTTCTTAGCTGGTGATCCTACAGATCCCTACAACTTATACATCTCTTCTCCTTTGGCAGAGACAGACTTCAATCCTGCTAATGGTGCTGCTGTCATCAATGTAGGCTTTGAGATTGTTCAGGTTAAGCAGTTTCGTGACATCCTATACATCTTCGGTAAGAATTCAATTAAGGCTCTTACAGGAACAAATGTTGCAGACTTTGTTGTTTCTGAAATCACAACAAACTTAGGTTGCTTAGTTCCAGATAGTGTGATAGAACTGGCAGGTACATTGTTATTCTTAGGTCCAGACGGATTCCGTCCTATTGCTGGTACGGCTAAGATTGGTGATGTGGAGCTTGAAACTGTTTCTAAGAAGATTCAATCAGTGGCTTCTGATTTGTTAGTTGACTTGGCTTCTGGTAATACAGACCCAGAGACTCTCTCTGCTGTTGTGCTTAGAAAGAAATCTCAGTTTAGATTGTTGACACCAAGCGAAGGTATCTTTGGAATTATTGGTGGATTGAGACAGACAGACGGTGGTATCACTTATGAGTATGGCTTGCTGTATAACATGATTGTTACATGTGCTTCAAGCGGTTATATTGGTTCTGAAGAAATTGTTATTCATGGAGATGAAACAGGTAAGGTGTATAAGCAGGAGAGTGGTACTTCCTTTGGGGGTTCAGACATCCTGAGCGTATATCAAACACCTTACTATTATTTCCAAGATCCTACAATTCGTAAGAACTTCTATAGCATTAATACATTCTTAAGAAGTGAAGGAACAGCTAACATTGTGTTCTCTGTTTCTTATGACTTTGAAGACACTATTAATGTGTATAACCCAGCTAACTTTAACATCAATACAACTGGCTCAGCTTCCTATTACAACGAAGCCATTTACGATAGTACAGCCATCTATGATGGTAATCCTTCACCAGTAGTGAAGACACCGTTTACAGGCTCGGGTTTTTCCGTTGCCTTTAAATATGTTACGAATGATCAGAACGCTAGTCATACGATTCAGGGATTGGTCCTGAATTATTCAATGAATGATAGGCGATAAGGAGAACTACCTTGACAGGTTATGTAAGACAATCAGCAGCAGATATTGTAGCAACTGAGGTTATTAGAGCCACGCCTATTAATAACGAGCTGAATGCTATTCGTGATGCTTTCAGTGCTTCGACAGGACACAGACATGATGGTACTTCTGCTGAGGGTACTTCTGTTCCTGTCATTGGTGACTTAGACTTTAACAATAAGATTGCTGTAGACACTAACAATAATAGACACGGAGTGTTTGTTGAAGTTGGTGGTAGTCCAGTAGAACAAATTCGTTTTGTTGATGGAGCAATCTTACCAGTAACAACCAATGACATTGACTTTGGATCTAGTTCTTTTAGATTTAAAGATGGATATGCAGCAGGTACTTTTGTATTTGCTGGTGTTGTTATTACCAGTGCTGACATTAACGGTGGCACAATTGATGGAACAGTTATTGGTGCTTCTTCAGCAGCAGCAGCTACAGTTACAAACTTAACAGTTAACTCAGCAGCTACCATTGCTTCTGCTGACATTAATGCAGGTACTATTGATGGTGCTGTTATTGGTGCTAGTTCTGCACAAGCCATTACAGGTACTACAGTTACTGCCACCACAGGTTTTGTTGGTGGTCTTACTGGTGCTGTCACAGGTAATGTAACTGGTAACTTAACAGGCAATGTCACAGGCAATGTTACAGGGAATGTAACTGGTAATGTCACAGCGTCTTCTGGCACTTCAACATTCAACGATGTTGTTATAAACGGTGGATTGAACATGAATGCTGGCACTTCTGCCACCATTACCAATCTTACTAGCCCAACAAATGCAAATGATGCTGCTACTAAAGCATATGTAGACACATCCATTTCAAACTTAGTAGACTCTGCTCCTGCTGCTTTAGACACTTTGAATGAGCTGGCTGCTGCTCTTAATGACGATGCTAGTTTCTCTACCACTGTTACCAACTCCATTGCCACTAAGCTAGCTCTTGCTGGTGGCACTATGAGTGGTGCTATTGCGATGGGTACTAACAAGATTACAGGTCTTGGTAATCCATCAGCTAATCAAGACGCAGCTACTAAAACTTATGTAGACACTGCTGATGCACTGAAGTTGTCATTGTCTGGTGGCACTATGTCTGGTGCTATTGCAATGGGTACTAATAAGATTACTGGCTTAGGTGATCCAACCAGCAATCAAGACGCAGCAACTAAGTACTACATTGATACATTGTTTGGTAGCACATCATCTGCTGCTACCTCTGCTGCTGCTGCAGCGGTGTCTGCTTCTGATGCAGCCACTAGTGCAAGCAGTGCTTCTACATCAGCAAGTAATGCATCCACATCAGCTACATCAGCAGCTTCATCAGCAACTAGTGCTGCTGCTTCTTATGATGCTTTTGATGATCGTTACTTGGGTAGCAAGTCTTCAGCACCTACACTTGATAATGACAACAATGCTTTATTAACTGGTGCTCTCTATTGGAATTCAACCAGTAACATCATGTATGTATACACTGGTTCTTCTTGGGTTGCTGCTGGCTCAGCAGTTAATGGAACCTCTGAAAGAACTGTGTACACAGCTACAGGTGGACAGACAACTTTCTCAGCTACATATGATGCTGGGTATGTTGATGTCTATTTGAATGGTGTTAAACTTGTAGTTGGTTCAGACTTCACAGCAACAGACGGTCTTAATGTTGTGTTAGCTTCAGGTGCTGTGTCTGGTGACATTGTAGACATCGTTGCTTATGCTGCATTTGAACTAGCTAATGTGTATACACAGTCACAATCTGATGCTAGATTTTTAAGAGTTTCTAATAATTTATCTGATCTTAATAGTGCTTCCACTGCTAGAACAAACTTAGGTTTAGCAGCAGTGGCATCTTCAGGATCTTATAATGATTTGTCTAATACACCAGCAGCATTCACTACTGGTAAAGCCATTGCTATGGCTATCGTTTTTGGAGGATAAAAAATGGCTGCCCCTAACATTGTCAATGTTGCAACAATTACAGCAAAGACTGCTTACGCTACACCGTCTAATACATCAGCAAATGTATTGCTTGCTAACGCTGCCAGCTCTGGTAAAGTGTTTAAAGTGAATATGATTATTGCTGCTAACGTGGATGGCACTAGTGCTTATGATGCAACAGTGTCAGTGAACACTGCTGCTGATGGCTCTGGTACTTCATATCCATTGGCATCAACTGTATCAATACCACCAGACGCTTCATTGATTGTGTCTGACAAATCAACTTCTTTCTATCTTGAAGAAAATAAATCGATTGTTGTTACTAGCAGCACAGGCTCTAAGATTGCCTACACAGTAAGCTACGAAGAACTCTCTTAATAGACTATGTCCAAACGAGTAGGTGGAATTTTAAGTGCTGGACTTAACGGCATCAACTTCCCTGTCAAGACTGTGGAATACCTTGTCGTTGCTGGCGGGGGTGGCACTTGTGGAACGATTACTGGCGGTGGTGGTGGAGGTGGTGTTTTAACCGCTACAGGATATGCGGTTACTATAGGCTCTCCAATTACAGTAACCATTGGTGCAGG